CGGATTGCAGCGCGGCGACGTCACGACCGACGCCATGCACCCGAAATGGCGCGTGTGGAATGACGTCATCTACGCGCGGGTCTGGGAGTCGGGCGGGATGACGGCGGCCGGGCCTTTCGCGCCGGGCAAGCTCTTTGTCCCGACGATGCAGCGCGAGCGGCGCACGCTCACGGCCGAACTGATCGAGGTCGTCAAGACGGGCGCCGAAACCGTGACGGTGAACGAATGACGCGGCCGGACTCCGGCGCGATCTCGACGGCCGTCGTCGGCGCGCTCCAGGCCGACGCGACGCTCAAAACGCTGATGCCGGACGGCGTGTGGTACGGCCTGGCGGCGCCGGGCCTGACGAAGTTCGTGCTGGTCACGCTGCAGGACGGCGTCGACGAGCCGGTGTTCGGCCAGCGCGCGATCGAGGAGCGGCTGTACGCGGTGAAGGCCGTCGGGCTGTCGCGCGACGTGACGATCGCGAACATGAAAGCGGCGGCGCACCGGATCGACGAACTGCTCGGCCTGGCGACGCTGACCGTCCCGGGCTTTGTCTGGATGGACTGCGAACGCGAACCGCCGATGCTCGAGGATCCCGTCCCGGACCCGGTCGACGCGTCGCTCGCCTGGCATCACTACGGGGCGCACTACCGCGTCCGCGTGTCGTGGCCCTGATTACTGACGGAGGATTGCATGTCGATCAAAAGCGGCCGCTACGGCAAGGTGTCCTGGGATCCGGCGGGGGGCTCGGCGCTCGTCCAGATCATCAGCATCAACACCTGGAAGGGCGACTTTAAAACCGATTACGAGGACGTCTCGTGCTTCGGCGACGCGAACCGCGTGTACGTGCCGGGGCTGATGGATATCGGGGGCAGCTTCGGCGGGTTCTGGAATTCGGCCGAGCTCGCGCTGTTCAAAGCGGCGATGTCGCCGACGCCGGGCACGCTCGAACTGATGCCGAACACCACCGAGCCCGGGTACATCTGGAAGGGGCCGGCCTACATGGACGCGTCGATCGATTGTTCGATGAACGCGCCGAAGGTAACGGGCAACTTCAAGGCGTCGGGCGACTGGGCGGTACCCGGCGAAGTCGTGGCGACCGGCGCCGGACCCGGGACCGGCCTGGGCTCGTTCACACCGTCGGGCGCGATGCCGCCGGCTAACTTCGCGGCGCTCACGGGCGTCACCGCGACGCCGGCGACGGCCTGGACAACCGGCCAGTACATCCTGCTCGGCGACGGCAGCAAGGCGAACTGGAGCGGCACGGCCTGGGCCGTCGGGGCGCACGCCTGACCGATGTTCGCCGGCGACGTCACCCTCTCGGGGCTCGAGGCGACCGTGGTGTGGGGGTACCACACCGCGGCCGTCTGCAAGTCGTGGACGGTACGCCGCACGCCGAAAGGCCAGTGGAGCTTGTCGGCCGTCCTTCAACGCGCCGACGCTTTTCAACTCCGCCAGCGCGATCTCAAATTCACGGCCGCGCGCAAGGGCGGCTATTTCTGTTGGCCGGTGCTCTCGGTGACGCTGGCCCCGACAACGTTGAGCGCGGTCCTGGGGCCGCCGGAAAGCTGACATGACCCGATCCCGGTTTGTTGCGCCACAAACGGACATCCTGACGCTCGGCAACGGCGACACGCTCGTCGTGCGGCGCCGCCTGAACATCGGCGAACAGCGCGAGTCGTACCGCGTCTGTTCGGAGCTCGTCGAGCAGGAAGACGGCACCGTCAAGCGGATCCCGGACCCGCACCGGATCGGGCTCGCGAAGGTCGCCGCGTTTCTCGTCGACTGGAATCTCGCCGGCGACGACGCGCCGATCCGGGGGCTCGATCTCGCGCAACGCGTCGCCCTGGTCGACAACCTCGATCCCGACGACTTCTATGAAATCAAGGACGTGATCGACGTGCACGAAGCGGCGACCGCGGCGGCCCGGCTGGACGAAAAAAAAACCCTGAGTGGCGAGCCGAACGCGCCAGCGATCTCAGCCTTGCCATCCGTACCGGCTGGCCCGTTGACGCTATCCGCGAACTAGACCCGGACGATTACGACATTCTGGTCGAACTGCTGACGCCGCAGGAACCCTGATGCCCATCACCGGCCACTTTGAAGCGGATTTTTCGTCGTTCAACGACGAATTCAAGGGCGCGACTGGCACCGTCCAGCAATTCGCGAAGGACACGACCGCGGCCGGGAAGGAAATCGACAAGCTCGGCACCGGCGCACCCGCCGCGATCAAACCCATCACGCAGGAAACCAAAGCGGCCGGCGCCTCGATGGCCGACATGGGCAACATGGCGCGCCAGGCCGGCGGCATGATCGCCGGCGCGTTCACGGTCAACGCGATCCGCAGCTTCGCGAGCAGCGTGCTCGAGTCGGCCGACAACATCGGCAAGCTCGCCACACAAACCCGGATGACGACGAAGGAAGTGCAGCAACTCCAGTACATCTCGACGCAGACGAGCGTGAGCATGGGCGCGCTGACCGGCGCCGCGCAGCAACTCACCGCCGACCTGGGCGACAACAACCGCGGCGTCGTCGGGGCGCTGGTCGATCTCAACATCAGCGTCAGCGATTTTAAGAAGCTGGACCCGTACCAGCAGATGACGACGCTCAGTCGCGCGGTGCAGGGGATCGAGGATCCGTACAAGCGCGCCGCCGCCGCCGAGGCGATCTTCCACAAGAATTGGAAAGAGCTCTACCCGGCGATGATGACGGACATGAAGGCGCTCGGCGACCGGGCGAGCACCATGTCCGACGGGCTGCTGTTGGGGCTGCAACAAACGAAAGCGCGGATCGATGAACTGAAAAACGACGCGATGACCATGGGCGGGTTTCTGGTGTTCGCCGTCGCCAAGACCTGGGATCTGTTCAGCGGCTACGAAGCCGTCCGCCTGGGCAACGCGGCCACGGCGAAGATCCAGGCCGACGCGAACGCCGAACAAAAAAAGGCGTACGACGAACTGCTCGCCTCGCTGCCGAAAGTCGCGTCCGCGCAACTGCCGATCATCAAAGGGCTCGAGGACATCAAGCTCACCGCCGCCGAGGCGAAGGTACAAGAGGATTCGTGGACGGCGGCGATCACCGAGCGGATCGCGAAGGAAAAAGCCGAACAGGATTTTCTGCAGGCGATGCAGGCGTACTGGGGTGATGTCGCCAAGCTGCAGGAAGAAGCGCTCGGGATTCCGGCGATCGATCGCGCCGCGAAATGGGCCGACGTGATGGACGGTTTGAGCGGCGACGTGTCGATCCTGTCCAGCAAGCTCCGCGACGACCTGGCTGGATCGATGCGCGAGGCGCTCGAGGCGATGGCGCGCAATGGAACGCTGACACGAGATCAATCGAGCGCCTATACCGCGCTGATGCTCAAGGTCGACGCGTACAACGAATCGCTCAAGAAACAGACCGAGGTCGTGCTCCCGGCGGCGTCGGGCGCCGTCACCGACTACACGCAGAAGCTGTACGACCAGGCGCGCGCGGCGGATGCGGCGCGCAATGCGAGCGCCGGGCTCACCGGACAAACCGGCGGATCGACGGCGACCGAGGCGTACAACGCCGGCGGCGGCCAGGGCGAAGTGCTCACGACGAGCGGCAACGGGGCGGGATCGAGCTACTACCTGCCGCCGCGGCGCGCGGCTGGCGGGCCGGTCGCCGGCGGTGCCTCGTACCTCGTCGGCGAGAAAGGGCCGGAGCTCTTTACGCCGGGCGCGAGCGGCGCGATCAGCCCGAACGGCGCCGGCGTCGTCGTACAAAATACCTTCCACCTGGTCGACACTGAATCGAATCTCGCGCGGCGCGTGAGCGAACAGATCATGCGCTCCGTCACCCAGGCGCGGCGGGTCTGATGGCCGTCGCCAGCAACAACGCGATCCTCAACATCGGGCGCCTGAACGCCTTTCGGCTCAACTACGTCGATCCGGCGCTCAAAAAGGTCCGCGACACGACGCTGTCGATCACCCTCGACGGCGTGCCGCTGAAGGTCCGGCTCGGCTCCCTGTCGATTCACGACGTGATCAACGACGCGCCGAACACCGCGACGCTCGTCGTCGACGACGCGACGCCGCCGACGGTCGGCAAGCGGCTGCGCGTGACGCTCGGGATCGATCCGGCGTACTTGCTGTTCGCCGGGACGCTCCAGGCGGCGCGCCAGAGCTATGTCGGCCGCGCGCACGCGGACGCCTGGGCGTGCGAGGCGATCGACGATACGGCGCGCGCCGACTGGCTGCGACCGTTCGGCGCCTGGGACGGCGTGAGCGCGACGACCGTGGCGCAGCAAATCGTGTCGGGATTTATGCCGGGCTTCTCGAGCGCCGGCGTGCAAGCCGGGCTTCCACCGGTGACGGTCTATCTTGACGGGACCGAGCGCGTGAATGGCGCGCTGCGGCTGCTCGCGAAGCTCGTGGGCGGGTACTACTATTTCGAAGATTACGTGTTGCACCTGTTCACGGGCGACGAGCCGGGCGCCAATCCCGACGACGTCACCGGCGCACCAGGGCAACTGCTCGAGGATCCGCGGCTCGAGGCGGCGAGCGACGATAGTCAGATCCGGACGCGCTGCTACGGCAAGGGGCACGCCGAACCGACGATCGCCGCGGTCAATGCCGGCGACACGCTGATCCCGATCGCCAACGCGGTCATGTTCAACCCGAACGGCGGGAAAGCGATCAGCGAATGGCAACGCTTGACGTACACCGGCACCGCGATCGGTGGTGACGGCGCGCTCGTCGGGCCTGGCGTAACGCCGTCGGCGGCACCGATCACCGCCGTCGCGTCGGGCGCCGGAGTCGACGCCGGCGCGCATAGCTATGCCTATTCGTGGCTCACCGCGGCGGGTCAGACGCTGATCTCGCCCGTGGCGGCCGTCACCGTGGGGGATACGCCCACGCCGACCACGGCGCCCACGCTCGCCGCCGATCTCAGTACGTGGTCGACCCAGGGCGGCCACGTCGTAGGCGACACGCTGCGCGTGGCGATCTGTTTTAGTGGGGATATCAACGCCACGATTGGCGTGTCGCCGCTGCTGCTCGGACCCTCGATTGTCGTACCCGCGTGGAGCGGGGGCGGCAACAATCCCGCCGTGATTAATTGGACCGTGGCCGCCTACGTGCGGCCGTCGGCGCTGGCGTCCTATCGCCAGATCTATGTGAGCAAAAACGGCGGGGCTTATCAACGCGAAATCTCGGCCGCGGCGAACATCAACGGATTCCCGCCGGGATCCACCGTGCCGGCGTCCACCGGCATCTTTGCGACGTATAGCTCCGGGGCCGCGTACCCAGGGGCGAATCCGGCCTCTCGCCGCGTGAATGTCACGGGCATCGCGATCGGTCCGGCGAGCGTGACGGCGCGCTATCTCTATCGCAGCAAGGCGAACACCACGACGCCGCTCTATCTCGTGGCGGCCTGGAACGACAACGTCACGACGACGTTTCTCGACACGATCGCGGATGCGGCGCTCGTGACGGCGACGATGCCGCCGGCCACGGATACGTCGGGGCTGCAAATGCCGGCCGGCCAGGTCTTACCCGGCGCGGCCAGTATGCCGGTCGCGGGCACCGGCTGGGCGCGCGCGGCGGGCGGGTGGGCCGTCGTCGGCAACGGGCAACAGGTGATCCGGTACACCGGGATCAGCGGCAACACGATCACCGGGATCCCGGCATCCGGCGCCGGCGCGATTACCGCGGCGGTGAATTACAACTCCACGATCACCGGCGCGCCGATGT